CTCTTCCTCCCCGATAAGCTCCATTTCTCGCGCCCCGTGGAGCTGCTCCATGCGCTCAAGGAAACGATTTGTTTCTATCTCGCCTTCTTCCATGAGCGATTCGCGGATAATCTCAAGGCGATTTGCAAGGTGTTCGCGCAGCCTTTCCAGTTCTTCCGCTGACTGCTCATCGGTCGTGCCAGTGCCAGCAGCGCCGCCGCCCTCGGGAGCATCGCCAATCAGGTCGCCAAATAGCCCGCCATCGCCTGACAGAGAGTCGGACAACTCCTGCCTGCGACGCTCGATATTGTCAAAAAACTCATCGATGTAATCAGATGGGAGTCTAGAGCTGGATAGCTCATTTAGCTCCATCTGCAAAAGGTTAAAGCGCCCCCTGGCGATGTCGGCCTGGTCAATAATCCCAGACATGAAATCGCTTTCACCAAACGCACCAACCGCCCCAACATCCATCCCCGGAAGTCGATTCATCAGCGAGATGATGTTGTTAAGCCCTTCAATCCATGCGTCAATGAATCCGCCCACTGACTCCCATGCACTGCGGGCAAAATTCGCCATCCCTAACTCAAGATTGGCAATTGCTACATCACCCTCCTTGATTGCTATCCTCACCGCTTGAAACGTGTCAGCAACTTTTGCGACTGAAACGATGGCCTGCTCGGAGGCAATCGACACGACATTACCCCAACCGCCGGCTTCACGGGCCGCCGTGTTGAATCGGTCGGCAAGTTCAAGGACGACGGGCGCAAGCTCCACTGCGATGGCATTACGCACCGACTCCACCACCAGCCCGACGCGGCTGAATGCATCGTTAGCGGCTTCGATGGTCGCGGCATCCACCGCATCAATGGCGAGCCCATAATCCTCGATCTCCTGCCGCGCCTCGCGGATCGCATCACCCCCCTGGCGCATCAGGTTAACGATCTCGCGGTTACGAATGCCAAACTGACGCAGCAGGTCGGCAGTCTGAGCACCAGAAAGCCCCAGGCGCTGCACTTGATCAGCAATGGCCGCCATTCGCTCGTCAACGTCCATACCGGACAGTTCGCGGGCTGAGAGCCCCAGCCTATCCAGCGCTTCGGCGGCCTGCCCTGTGCCTCGCTGTGCCTCGCCTAGCCGGGCTGAAAAGCGCTCCATCGCGCTATTGATAACGCCAGTCGCAACGCCCGCATCATTAGCGGCCAATTGTAGACCGCGAAGCCCGCCAATTGTGGAATCAAGCTGGCGAGCAAGCTTGGCTTGCGCGTCGATGGCGTTCATTCCGGCGCGGCCAAAGGCGATAAACGCGGTAGCGGCGCCAGCGGCGGCAGCGCCAGCGGCGGCCATGGCCTTAATGGCTGGCATAGCAGACGCGTGGAACTTGGTCATCCCGCGCTCGGCCCGCTGCAGGCCGGCATCTAGTCCGCTGGTGTCAGTGCTAAGGCGGACTCTCAAGTTACCAATTTCAGTATCCATCGAACTCCGCCATTAGCTGCTCCAGGGTGTCGTCATTCAGTCCGCCAGCGTAATCAATCTCAGGATCACGTGGGCGCTTTACTTCATAGATGCGCCAGAACTCTTCTGGGGTCATTGCCCAAAACTCGCTTGGCGCAAAACCCCATCCTCCGACGGCTATGTCGTAAAAGTCGCCCCAGTCAACCTGGCGCGGCGCTACTTTTTGGCCGGCTTGGGCGGGTCGCTTTTTTTTGACGCTTTCGGCTGGGGAAACACCGCCTCCATCACGGCGCTTGCCATGCCCTGGACTGCCTCAGAGTCGCCGGTCATCAGCTCCTGATACACCTCTTCGTCGGACGCCTTGGCACCAGCAGAGCGAAGCATCAAGCCAATAACGACGGCAAGCTGAGACATCGGCACTTTGCCGACTGACATGCGATAAGCCAGCTCAGACAGGCTGATGTCTTGCTCGATCTTATTCAGAAGCGCCATAGTGGGGGTGACGCTATACGTCTCGCCACCCCAGCCAAGCTCAACCTCGCGGAATACAGCAGCCATTTACACAGCTCCCACAGGCACAGGCGTGAACGCCCATGCGCCACTAGATTCCAGCGTGGCGCTGAACGTGGTGGCTTCGTTGTAGGGTGCGCCAAGCTCGACGTTGGACAGGAAAAAATCACCCGTCACACTGCCAATCTGGGGGAATACTAGCGTGTATTGCTCAAGGAAAGTCGCGGGCGCGGGGTTCAGCAAGTCGGCAACAAAGTCATCTTGACGAAGCACGCCCTCGATGGCCATGTCGATGTTCCGCTGGGCCGGCTCGGAGAGCAGGGTGCGGAAACCGTCATCGCCATCGCTGGTAATGTCGATGGACTCGGAGCCCAAGGTGATAGTCTTGGTGCGGGCAATAAAGAGCGTGCCTGTCGATTCGTCGCCCTTGTATGCTTTTACTGCCCTGCCGACAATGCCGCCGCCTGATAATTCTGCCATGGTGTTTGCCTCTTACAGTGAAAGCGCCGCGACTGTCACATTAGTCACGTCTGAGTAAGTGAGTTCGACGTTGCCGTCTGCGTTGTTGAATACTCGGTTGTTGAACGGACCCGCCATCGTTTCTCCGCCGGCCGGAATTGAGATAACAATATCAGCAGGGCCAACGCCGGGGCTGGGGGCGAATTGTGATGCGATGGTAACGTTAACGGACGATACTCCGCCGTTTTTGACATGCACGAAAGCCCGCGCAGAATTGGCGAACTCGTCTCCCGCTACATCGGCAGCTACGTATGATGGCGTCAGGCCATCGACTGCAATATCTTGTACCGTAAGGGTGGCCATCTAAAGCCCTCTCGTTTAGTGGATGCATCCGGTTGATAGTTTAGCACGAATATCAGTGATCTGACACAAGCACACGAAAGTCAAGCTGAAACCACGGCCTTCCGTCAGCCAGGTAGAACGGCCCTGAAACCGCCGTTAGCGGCTCAATATTCAACCCACCGTCAATCTCGTAGTTCTCCCTCGCATACTGATACATCTCCCGACAGCGCTCACTATCAGCGACAACGGTTGTTGCGGTGCCGATAAGTGTCACCTGCACATCGGGGTACTGAACGCTGAAATCGGTGAGCGCCCCTTGGCTTCCTGCCATTCGGAAGAGAATCGTTGGTTCGGCGCCGTTGTCATCCGTCCAGCGGAAATAGCGGACAGTGTAGCCGTCTAGAAGATTGCCACCGGCAAGGTGGGCGCTAACTCGTTGCAGCAGTGTTGCGCTCACTTGAATGACCTCCGAATAATTCCCGCCAGATCGTCTTTGATCATCTCTTCGACGCCTTTCTCCAAGAACTTAGGTTGACCATTCGGCCCCCAGACATTGCCCAGGCGGGCGGGGCTGCGCGGTGTGTTGGTGCCCATAAGCGTGCCTTTGGCTTCGTGTACGTACCTGGCGTAATCGGCCCCATATCCCAGCTCGCCAATCCACGATTGCTGTGCCTGCCATGTTTTTCGGTACTGCGAGTTGATCAGCGCAGAGGTGGCGACAGGCGTATACGTCGCCGCCCTGGCGCCAGCAGCGATAAGCATTTCCGTCACAAATCGCTCGGTCAGAGGGCCGCCGATACGCTCAAGCGCAGTCTTTAGCTTGCGGTTGGTTTCTTCGATGCCGTCTATCTGCGAAGCCATATCATCACCCCTCCATTATGGCTGCATGCGCCCTGCGTGGCCCATGTGGGCTTGCCTGAGTGGCAAATGCCCGTGGGCATATAGCCCGATACCAGCACGCCAATGATGGCGCCCAGCAACACCCACTTGATCACGGAAGCTCCCTGGCGTGATGCTGGATAGGAATCGGCGGCTGCTCAGCACTGGCGGGCACGATAGCGGCGCGGCTGGTGTTAAACCAACCCAATCCAGCAAGCGTTGTAATGATGGCAAGCACTAGAGTAACTGTCTTCATGCGATCACGTGTCTTTTGCGCATCAGACAGCCTGGCCTCTGCCGCGCCCTGCTGTCTCGCCCGCTCGTCTCTCAGGCTACCAATGGCGCCCATCACCTCGCGGTGGTGCGTTTCCATACGATCAGCAAGCGCGGCCATCCGTGCATCTTGCCGCTGTTGACTGCTCTCCAGCGCCTCTAGTCTCCACTCGGCTTTGCTGAGTCGCGTGTCCATGTTGTCGTCAGACATGACCGCCCTTGTATCGTTGCTGTGTTAAGTAGTGATGATCCAATCGGGGATCTCGCCGGCGCCGAACTTAGTCATTGGGTGCGCCTCCACAGTGCGGATTCGCTCGGCATCACTCGGCGGGCTCGTCAGCGCAATGTGGTTGCCGATCTTGAGATACCACTCGCGTTGAGGCACCAGCTCAGACTCGAAATCCGCCTCGAAATAGACGGTGATACGGGGCACGAACTCGGTTCCAGAATCGTCGCGCCTGACATCGCCGCCAAACTGATAATCGACTGACGGAATCAGGTAGGGCGGGGCGCCGATAGGCTGTCCCCATGCGTCCGTACCGCCCGTTGGCCAGATAGTAACGGGGCCTTCGACGTATGACCAGTTAGCGAGCGATGACATTACCCCTCCTCCTCATACGGCACAGGCTCCAGTCCCAGCGAGGCGATGTGGTCCATGGCGCCCTCCAGCCGGTCGCCCAGCACGACGGCGATGCGATCCGGGGCGGCGGGGCCTGCGTTGATCGACACCAGCGCCTGCGCACGGGTCGCGGCCTCTAGGTCGACGTCAGGGGCATGTTCAGGGGCTTGCAGTGGCTGTGACGCCAGCTCGACAAACACAGGCTTGGCGACGGTGCTGCAC